GTCGCTTTGACCACTTCGACGCGTCCTACATCGTCCGCAATCAGTGGGGCGGCGTTCAGAGGTACACCAATCTCGATCGGCTACACACGCGAATCTCTGGCGTACTCATCAGGAAGACGCAGACTGACCCGGACGTCGCACCGTACCTACCTGACACTATCCACCGAGACCCGTTGATCGTTCCGATGGAACGCACGGTGCGCGGCATCTACCGGACCGTTGCAGACGAACTCACCGAACTGTTGGAGTCCGCGGTGCAGGCTTACGGAACTTCGTGGGACGTTTCGGCGCACTACGGCGTATCACAAAGGAAGGGACCTCCCGACGACGTCCTTGGACCGATCATGAGCCGACTCATGCTGCTGCGACAGTTGGCTACCTTTCCGGAGTTGGCGGTCGAGTCCGCCGACGCGTTTGGTGCCCGTCTTGAGGGCGACTCCGCCCGCACTCTCGGATCTCCCGTCGCTTACGCACTTGTCTCCGAGGACGGAGTCCGGGAGTCACTCCTGTCGGCCAAGAACAAGAAGATGGAAGCGCTGCAGGCACTGGTACGAGATCACCTGGACTCAGACGATGACGCCAAGGTGGTCGTCTTTACTTCGTTCCGACTGTCCGCCAACAGGATCGCTGAACTGCTTGACGGTGTCGTGTACTCCGGTGACCTCGACGCCAGACAGAAAGAGGCCGCCAAGATCTCCTTCCAGGAAGACCCCGATGTGCGCGTGTTGGTCTCGACTGACGCAGGTGGGTACGGCGTCGATCTGCCGCAGGCCAACCTGCTCGTCAACTTCGATCTTCCGTGGTCGGCTGGTACAGCCGTACAACGCAACGGACGCATCCGCCGCGCGTCCAGCCGCTGGCCGACCGTCGTGATCCAGGACCTACTGACGGACGGCAGCATCGAGATCCGCCAGCACGACTTACTGCGGCAGAAGAACTCGGTGGCCGGTGCCGTTGTGGACGGGCAGGGCATAGATACCCGTGGAGGGGTGCGCTTGGGAGTGGGTAGCCTCCTGGGCTTCCTTCGCGGTCAGGGCTGACTGTCAGACCCTCTGTCTATCGTTCTACTTGTTGAATCGACACACCGTCAGGCCTACTTGCAGAGAACGTCTCTGCCATGTACGGTCGGGCAGACACAGGGAGGGAAGACCATGGCACGCGTAGCCAACACTGTTCGGGAGATCCGCAGCGAGGACCCGTTCGTCTCGCTGGTGAAGGAGTACCAGTTCGTCAAGTCGCAGGCTGAGGCACTTGCCGCGCGCCAGAAGGAACTTCGCGACTCCATCATCGAGACCGTCGATGCGCTCGGCGAGCCCGACGACGTCGGGCACATCTGGCTCGAACTGCCCGATCAGATCGAGGGAGTGCGCGGACTCGTCAAGGAGCGCCGCGTCTCGCAGAAGTTGGACGAGGACCGCGCGCAGGAGATTCTCCAGGAGAAGGACTTGCTGACCCGCTGCACCAAGTTCGTTCGTCAGGTGGATGAGGCCGAAGTCTGGGAGGCCAAGCAGGAAGACCTGCTCACCGAGGACGACCTTGAGGCGATGTTCGAAACGAAGGTGTCATGGGCGCTGAAGTTGAAGTAGACACGTTCTTCTCTGATCTGTACTACCCAGGGTCAAAGCGGCTCCGCCGCGAGGCTCCCGAGACTCCGGTCAAGATGGCTGAGAGGTCTTGGGACAGCAGCCCCATCAAGAAGATGCGTCCTGGCGGGGAGGTCGTGGAGTACTTCTTCCCGGGCTCTCTCGCTCAGGCACTTGGAAAGTCTGCCGTCACCATTCGCTTGTGGGAACGCCGCGGCTACCTGCCCCGGACTCCCTACCGACTTCCGGGGTACACCGATGCCAGAGGCAAGGAGCACCCCGGCAAACGGGTCTACACCCGACCCATGATCGAGATCGCCGTCGAAGAGTTCTCATCTCGCGGCCTTCTCGGCAACGCCCGCATCGAGTGGAAGAAGCACGTAGATCTGACCATCGCTCTAGTCGAGCGCTGGAAGAACGACAAAAACTAGGAGAAAGCCGATATGCCTACCGCCGCACGCCGCCGAGACACCGCCGATTACATCCTGGACGAGGGCCTCATGGAAGAGCCCTACCGGGAAGACGATGAGAACGTTCGCGCACCCCGATCCTCCGCCATCCAGAGTGGTTGGGATGCCGCCCTCAAGTCGTCCAACTCAGGCCAGTACACGAACGACTTCCGCTGGACCGAGGACAAGCAGTTGGTCAAGTTCCTGGGCCGTGAGCCCTTCGCGGTCTACAACCAGCACTGGATCAACGAGCGCCAGGGTAAGAAGTCCTTTACCTGCACCGACGATGCGACCTGTCCGCTGTGCAGTATTGGCGACAAGCCCCGCCGCAAGATCTGCTTCTCCCTGGTGAACCTGTCCGCGGAAGAGCCCCAGGTGGAGATTCTCACCATCTCACCCACCACCGCGCAGATCTTCCACCGCTACGACATGGACAGCGCCACCGGTCCCCTGGACCGGATGTACTACTCACTCAGCAAGACCGGCACCGGTCCCAAGACGCTCTTCAACGTCGAAAAGGTTCGCCCCCAATTCCTCGAAGAGGAGTGGGAGATGTCCGTGGCGGACGCCGAGGCAATCGTGTCCGGCGCTGAGGCTCTCTCTGATTCCATCATCCCTACCCCCAACGTGAAGTTGATGGAGGAGGTCAAGGCGGAGATCACGTCGCGAAACCCCCGACGCGACTGATCTCTATGAGTGGCCGGGGGCTGTCGATCTCGCCTTCCCCCTTGCCGATCCGGCCCCCGGCCCTCACTTATCTCAGGGAGTCCAGATGTTGGTGACCGACGCCGACCAGTTGTATGACGCAGTTGGCTACTTGCAAAACGAGGCAGAGTTCTTCTGCTTCGACGTAGAGACGATCGGATTCCGGGGAGATCCCTGGAGGAACGACGTCGTATGGATTGGGATCGGGGATGACAAGCACCAGTGGTCAGTTCCCCTGAACTTCCCCAACGGGGATCTGATCGAGGAAGGCTTCCCCCTTAAGGACACTGAGGATCTCCGCGAGCGGCTGGCCCGCGGACTTAAGCCCCGCAAGAGCGATTACTCAGTGGACCGCAAGAAGATCACTCGGACGTTTTCGGACCCAACGCCCCACCTGGACCGCACCACCGCGTTCGGGATTTTGAAGCCCCTCATGTTCGACGACAACGTCCTGAAGGTGGGGCACAACCTGTCCTTCGATGTTGGTTCGGTCGCCAAGTATCTGGGCGACATCCCCTCGGGACCTTATGCCTGCACGATGGTGGCTTCCTTCCTGGTCGACTCCAGTCGTGCCTTCGGCTACGGGCTAAAGGACGTCGCCAAGATCTACTGCGACATCGATGTCGAGAAGGGCGTCGGAGCAGAAGTTGAGAGTCACGCCTTCGAGGTCGTCTCCAAGTACGTGCTCTTGGACGTTAAGGCATCGGCCAGCGTTTGGGTCGCGCTCCGCGACCGGATCCAGACGGATCGGCTCAGCCAGGTCTTCTCTTTAGAGATGGACGTTCTGCCGGTCATCACCAAGATGCGACTGGCAGGCACGCCCATCGACACCGATCAGTTGGATCGGCTCAAGGATCAACTGGACGCCGACGCCGAGGTGGTCCGAACGAAGATTGAGAAGACTGCTGGGCGCAAGTTCAACTTGAACGCCAACAGCGACAAGCAGGCCCTGCTGTACGGACCTAAGGACCAGGGAGGTCGAGGCTTGCGCCCAACGACTTTGACTCCTAAGGGTAAGGAGAAGAAGCGCGCAGGCATTCCGTTGACGATCTCCGACTACTCGGTCAGTGCCGAGGCTTTAGAGGTTTTCCGCGGGAAGGACCACCTGGTAGACCTGCTCTTGGAGCACGCTGGCCTCAGCAAACTGCTGTCCACTTACGTGCTCCCGTACCGCGGAGACGAAGCCAAGAAGGGCCTGGTTGACAACGGCCTTATCCACACCGACTTCAATCCCATCGGCGCGCAGACAGGACGCTTTTCGTCGCGGAACCCGAACCTCCAGAATGTCCCCAGTAGCGGCACCCACTACGGAAGGCTCATTCGAGACCTCTTTGTGGCGCCGCCCGGACATAGTCTTGTCGTCGCCGACTACAGCCAGATCGAGCCGCGACTTATCGCAGGCTTCTCCCAGGACGCCGTCATGTTGGAGACGTACCGAGACGGCGGGGACATCTACACCGCCATCGGAGACCGGATGGGCGTGGACCGCAAGGCAGGAAAGGTCCTCGTCCTTTCCATCGCCTACGGCGTCGGCCCCGACAAGATATCCCGTCAACTGGGAATCGCTGCGGACGAGGCCAAGTCACTTCTGGACGACTTCGGGGACAAGTTCAAGAGCATCAACAAATTGAAGGCCTTGACGATTAAGCAGGCCAGGATGCAAAACCCACCATTCGTGTCGACCATCACAGGCCGTCGGCGCTATCTGCCGGACCTTGACAGCGACACCGGGTGGATTCGGGCCAAGGCCCAGCGCCAGGCGTTCAACACCTTGATTCAAGGCAGCGCCGCTGACGTCATGAAGATTGCTCTCGTACGGGCTGACCAGATGCTCCCGGAGGGCGCGTACCTCGTCCTGACCGTCCATGACGAAATGGTCGTAGTGACCCCGGACGCACTCGTTGAGGAGTCCATTCATGCCGTGACCGAGGCCATGGAAGGCGTCTACATCCCACGCCTCGGGGTTCCACTGAAAGCAGAAGTAACCAGCG